TATGTTTGCATAATGTTCCTTAAATGTTCCTTTTTATATTGTTTAAACCCTCAAAATACCCCTAAATTTTAATCTTATAGAAGTTTTTAAGATAATGCTCGTTTTAAAGCCACAATGCCTTAAAATGCGTTTAAATCGGTTTTTAGATTATTTGCTACTTTTAGATGAATCTATTAGCAGTTCTATGTAATGTTTTGCCTTTTCAAGATCAGCAATACCACCTTTATCCTTAAACCTTAAAATGTACTTTATGATATTTCCTTCTACAAATCCAATATTATTTTTAATGATAAACTCAACTGGTTGAATCTTGTATTTAAGGTAGTGATTTCCACCAACTTGTTTTTTAGATGACTTCATAGACTGTTCTTCCATTAGCAGTATAAGCTTTTAAATACATCTTACGATTTCCTGAAGTTTTATAAGAACAATGTACCCAACCAGAATTAGGTTGTTCAGGTTTCCAAAACTCTAAAATACATTGGTCAAAATCTAAATGATTAACTATCCAATCAGAAACTTCTTTATTAGGTATTCCAAGTATTTCAAAATCTACTGCCATTCCAAATGTATGTTGTGAAGTAGGTTTGCTTCCGATAGCTTGGCATAAAGCAGGAGAACGATAACCAGAAGTTATTACAATTTGACTATCAAAGTTATTGCTTACAGGTTCAAGAATAAACTGTACTACGTTTTGTAAGTTAATAAGAATTTCATCTGTTGGAGTGTTGTCTATTCCAAGTCTAATTGCTGTGTCTGAATAAGTAAGTTCTTTTATAGAAAAACTTTGAGTCATTAGATGTAGATATTGTTATCCCAATCTCCGTTACGTTTCAAATACATTGGTGTTAAAGAAGGCATACCATTAGTTATTAATCCACAAGATAAAATTGGTTTCTTTAAATTAAGTCTCATATAATTCATAGCAAGTGCATCTTTGTTAATTAAGCAACCAACAGTCATTCCAAAGTTTAAATGAAAATCGTTTCCATGAAATCTTACTTCTGAGATTGTATGATAATGTCCCTGAACAACTGACAGTGCATATTGAGCAACAGCTTTAGAAACATCAGGAGAGAATTGATGTCCAAAAAGTATTCTGCCTTTACCTGTGTCTATAAAATGCTTTTCTTTCCATTCCCAACCTTTACCTACTTCTAATATTTGATTATAAGACTTTATAAAAGATTTAGTCATTCCTTTTGCCATAGCACGTCTTAAAACCATAGAACCATGATTTGATTCTAGCAAAGTCATTTGTGGGAATAGTTTATGAAGTCTATGTATTTCTTTTTTACCTAGTTCTAATTCATCTTTAGGAGATGGAAGATCAGGGTCTATTGTGTGGGACACGTTAATACTGTGGAAATCCATTTCATCACCAATACATACTACTGTATCTGGTTTATATTTAGATTTAAGTTTTGTGAGAAAACCATGCCAAGATTTATGAGCAAAAGGAAAATGAAGGTCGCTGACAATTAAAATTCTAGAATTTTTCATGTACCTATTCTGTTAGTTGTATTTGGTTCTTTTAGCAATACTTACTTAGCTAAGAACAAAGTTAATAGTGCCATGCTTAAAGTACCTAGTGCAATAAAGATTGACCAAAATAGCTTTTCTAAACGTCTCTCCAGTTTATATACTGAACAAGACAATACTTTGATTGAATTTTTAATGCCTGTAATATGCCCCTTTAAACTTATTAGTTCTTCGTTTGTAGTTCTTGTCATATATACTTAAATAATGTTATTTTTTTGGCTTCTTAATTCTGCATTTGCAATCTTTTAATAAACAGCAAATACCAATCCAAAGTTTATATATACATCTCAACGTGCTAAAGGATTTGAACTAGATGCTCTAAGTTCTTTTATTTGAACTTTAAGCAATTCAATTTCTTTTTGTGCGATAGCTAAATCTTGTTTAATCTGTCCAGCTTTAGAAGGGTCAATAGAATCAATCTTTGACATAATTTCTCCGTATTTAATAAAACCACCACCAATAACACCTATGATAGTTACTGTTGCTATAATTTCTTTTAAGTTGTCTCTAATCTTTGTAAGCATTTAACCTCGTTTACCTTTTAACAATTCTAGTTGTATAATGATCTCGTTTTGTTCTTCTTGTATATCATTTAATATTTTTTGTCTAGCTACCAACGGGTCTTTGGATATGTAAGTGTTTAGATTAACATTTTGGTAAACAGGTTCTTGTGCCAAAGTATATTGCATAAAGAAATCAGGATTAGGAACTCCCACCATTTGTCTTTGCTGATAAAATGGTTTAGATTCATAAACATTTAAACTAGGTTGATTAATTTTTAATGCGTCAATTTTTATCTCTTGTACTGATTTTACTTTTAGTTCTCCTATTTTTACTTCCGTTCCTACTTTACTGTCTGTTAGTTTTGTTTTTACTTCCTGTTGTGTACTTGTTGCAGTTTGTTTTTCTTCGGTTACTGAAGTCTTAGTTTCCTTAGGAGTTTCTTTAGTTTCTTCTTTAGTAACTTCTTTAGGTGTTTCTTTAACAGTTTCTTTTGCTTCTTCTTTAACTGTTTCCTTTGGCGATTCTTTTACTGCTTCTTTAGGTGGTTCAATTACTTGTTCTATGATTTTCTTTTCTTCTACTGCTTGTTGGACAACAACTGGACTTTCAATTATCTCAACTACTGGAGTTATTACTGGAGTTGTAATCGGAGTAACTACTGGTTCTATAAATTTAATCTCTTGGACTACTGGTGTTATGATTGGTGCAATAACAATAGGTGGAGTTGGATTAGTTACATAAGTAATGCTCAGGGTTGGATTCTTTAGATCGGCAGAAGCATGATAAGGAGAATTTGTAGATTCATAAAAAGAAAACTTACTTGTTATATTAAAGTTGTCTTGTGTGTTTTTATCTACGACAGCTATGTTAGTATAAGTATTAAAGTAATCTGTGTTGTAAGATATAATTCTATTTTGTGTTGTTACTACACCATTAGCATCTGTTAATATTTGTGTCATAGTAACATTTTGATTTGGATTGCCAGACCAAAACCAAACATCTACTCCTTGTGTAGAAGTAAACCCTTCATTAATTTGTGCTTTAGATAAACCTAAATTAGTTAATGAGATTGTATTTTGAATAGACTTGCCACTTACTCCAGCAATAGTTTCGTTACCATGAGTTGAATATAAGTTAGTTCCACTCCAACCATTGATTGTTGTGAATACTTTTGGTGTTAAGTTTGTAGTAGTTGTTGTTTGAGAGTATGCTGTACTAAAGAATAATAAGCTACTTAGTATTAGCTTTAATTTCATCTTCTTTTTTCTTATCTTCTATGATTCTTAATTTCTCAACATATAAATTATAATCTGGTCTAAGCTTATCGTATTTTAACCATTGAGCAGTTGCGTCAGCACCAATCTTACCTTCAAATGGACATGGTGTTCCTGAGTTCTCCATAGCATGAAATACTCTTGGGTCTTGGCATAAAATAGAAACAGAAGCTACTTTCATTCCTAAATCATTTAATACTTTAGATAGTTTAATTCTTTCGCAGTTTTCGTCTTTAGTATAACTGCCACCAGATATACCAACTCCAAATGTAGATACCCCACCTGAATAACCAACTACACATAAGTCTTGCGAATAAGCAGACATAGAAGGTGCAGTAGCCATAGAAGCAACTCTTGTGTCTCCTGAGTATGCGTTGTTAGTAGAATTAGTTGTAGTGTTTACAGAAGAACCAGACTCGTAAGTTGAACTAGATGAAGAAGTATAACCACCAGCTATTGATGTATTAGAACCTGAAGTATTGTTTTGTGTAGTCTGTGAACTAGCTGAAAAGCTAAGAGTTAGAATGAATCCTATAAATAGGTATATGATATGTTTTGGCATAATATTTATGCCTTCCAACTATAAGTTGTTTATCAAATACCTATCTAAAGATAAAGTTATTTCTTGTAGAATTTTTCTACTGAATCTGCGTAGTTCTTCCAAAATGTTTTAGCATCTTCAAAAGCATCTGCGTAGAACTTAGTAAAGTAGTTCTTAAAGTCTGAATAGTTTAGCATTATTATCTCCGTTTGTTATTGCAAACATATAATGTTGCAACGCACAATAATCAAGTCTATTTTTTTAAATGTTCTTTAACCGACTCTATAATGTACTTTGCAATCTCCCATTTCCATTCTGCGTATAAGCCAAGCACTAATCCAATAATGAAATATATCATGTATTTGTTATATTTTAGATTTTCAAAAAAAGCAAGATGTCTCAGTCCTTCAAACAAATGGAAGTGGGGTTTTAAGTTTTGCATCTGCTTCGGCGGCGGCAGGTCAAGTTATTCAGGTAGTATCAAGTGATGAAAACACACCTTTTAGTACAAGTTCAACAAGTTTTGTAAATAGTAATATTGAAGTTTCTATAACACCATCTTCTGCTAGTAATAAAATTTTTATTATGGCAAGTGTTAATGCTGGTGCAGGTACGGCAAGTAGTGCAAATGTTTTAACTATTTTTAGAAATTCAACAAATCTTGGTTCAGGTTCTGGTATTTTACAACAATCATTTTCACATGTACATTCATCTTCAGCTGATTTACAAGTTAATACATCTTTATCTTTTTTAGATTCACCATCAACAACTTCAGCTACAACATACTCAATTCGTATAGCATCATACACTGGTAATAGTGTTGCTGTTAATGGAAATTCTCAACATTCAACAATAACATTATTTGAAATAAAAGGTTAATTATGAAAATAGATATTATAAATACAATACTAGCTATTAATCCAAATGCACAAGTATCTTGTTCAGGAGATAATATTAATACATTAGTTTGGCATGACAACAACCCAACTAATATTACTAATCAACAAATACTAGATAAGCAATCAGAACTACAAGCATTAGAAGATGTTTATGAAAATAGACGTGAAGAATATGGAACTATTGTATCTCAATTAGATGAGATTTATCATAGTGGGTTAGATTCGTGGAAAGCAAGAATAGCTAATATTAAAGCCAAATATCCTAAAGAATAGACTTAACTTCTTCTTCAGTTAAACCAAGTGCTTTTAACTTAGCAATAGCTGATTCTTTTCTAGCTTTTTCTTGTAATTCTTTAGCTTCTCTAATAACTTTATCTGCTTCTGATTGAATAGCATCTTGTTCTCTTTGTGATATTTCTTCAGCAGTTAAATCTAATAATTGTTCTCCTTGTGGAGTTATGATTAATTTTTTCATTTATTTAATACCATATAGTTTAATACTCCCTGCATAAAGATTACCTGCATTGAAAGCTAGTCGTAAACCAGTAACAGCAGTAGTGTTTAACCAAATACCACTAGTAGTAGAATTTCTTAACGTACTAGAACCATTCCAATATTGAGTTAAGGCAGTAACAGAATGATAATAAGAAGTTTGTAAAGGTTCAAAAATAGTTATTTCAGTATTACCTCTATAAGAAGAATTGCTAGAATTGTGTGCAATAAAAATACTACCACCACTACCCCCAGCATGACCACCAGAGGTTGAACCAGTTGCTTCAGTACCACTACCATCTACTCCTGACCAACCTGAAGTATCACCATAACTAGTAGTCTGAACTGTATAACTTCCAGTTGCAAAAAATAATCTTAAATTATTTACATCTGTAGTTCCATAAAATCCTTCAACAAAAAGTTTATAATTTTTATAAGTAGCTGAAAAATATCCATTTAAATCTAATGTTGCTACATTTGAAGCAGTAGTTGATGCTAGTAAAACATAATCGCTGGAAACCGAACTGAACGACAAAACCCCACTTCCATTTGTTTGAAGGACTTGACCTGAAGTTCCGTCTGCACTTGGTAGAGTTAAAGTTAAATTTGAAGCTAAAGTATCTGGTGCTTTTAAAGCAACATAGTTTGAACCATTGTCAGTATCTTCAGGTAATCTAATAGAAGCACCAGAAACATTGTCTCCAGTAACAGTAAAAGGAGTAGTAGTCCCACCAATAGTAGCAAACTCTAAACCAGTAGCACCACTATTAGTTCTTAATACTTGTAAAGAACTTCCTATTGAAGTTAAACCAGTTCCACCTCTTGTAGTAGGTACAGCAGAACTAAATCCAGTTACATCAAAATCCCATGAAGCCGCAGTTGTACCAGAAGCTAAAATACAAGTTATTGATGCTGTTACATTAGCTTCAACAGTTCCAACTAAATTAGAACCAGAAGAATTTACTGTAATAGAACCAGTTGAGTTATTATGAATTTCAAAAGTTTGTCCAACTGTTAATGTACTTGCAACTGGTAAAGTAACTGTGTGAGTAGTTGTTCCAGTAAAATATTGTTTATAAGAACTTGATACTGTTAATACAAGTGTTCCAGCAGAAGTAGCAGTTGAATTATAAGAGAGAGAACTATCTAACCAATTAACTGTGTTAGTTGTATAATCAATTATCGCAAGAGAAATAGAATCTGTACCATCATAAATTTTTAAAGTAGGTGAAGTAGCAGAAGTCGTATCAAGCCAAATTTGTCCAGCTACAGCACCAGTTGGTAAAGATGTTCCTGAATGAGTTGTTTGTATTGCCGCTAATGCAGAATTAAGATCTGATCTAAAACTTGGGAATGATTGATTTGCTATTACTAAATCGTTTTGTGCCATAATCTATCTAATATCTTATTTAAAATCCTTTTGCAATATAATCAAAAGTTCTACTTACTCCAGTATTACTACTATTTTTAAAAGCAATATCAAATCCTGATATTGTCTTATTGTTTAAAGTATAAAAATCGCCAGTAGCCATTCCTTGATTAGTAATACCGATAGCATAATTAACAGAATAGAATGGTCTTGTAAAGGTAACAGTATAAGTTCCAGTTCCACTTGTTAAATCATTTCCATTTTGAATGGTATCTTCAACATCAATCGTTACACTTAAAGCAGATACAACAGGAGTAGAAGCCAAGTCATCTGATCTCATCATTAATCTAAATTTAAAATATCTAGCTGTGTAATCGCCAACTACAAAATTTCTAAATGCAGTATAAGTTACATTGTCAGAAGATGTAGCAATTTCTAAATGAGCATTACAGTTAGCAGGAGAATCTCCATCAAAGTTAGAAGCACCATCATCAAATAATCCTAAAGCAGAATCAAAAAGATTATCTATATTATCAACAGTTTGTGTAAGAGAAGCAGTTACACGAACTGTGTAACTTCCACCTATGTCAATAGGAGAAGTAAATTCATAAGAACCAGTAGGAGATAAATCGTAAGTAGTTACACCAGCATCAAAAAAAGTTGTAGGAGAATCAAATAATCCAACAGCAGAATCAAATGCTTCAGTAGAATCTAATCTTAAAGCACCACTATCAACATAGACATTAGTTTTAGTTCCTGAGAATGTAGGCGATTCAGTTTGTGTTAGAACAGCATTAAAATCTCCTATCTCTAAAATGTTAGTTGATATTACAGCTTCATTAGATGAGAAGTTTCCATTTTTATCTACAGCTTTAATTAAGTAAGAACCAATCCTAGCGGGAACGGTTACTGATGTGGCAGGTCTTGCAACTTTTTCAACAAGCGAAACTGAGTTCTGCCATTCAGCACCAGTTGTTAATGTACTAAATCTAATTGCATAATAAGCTAAATCTAAATCTGGTATTTGTGTCCAAGACAAGTGAGCATCACGTCCAATAATGTTACAAGAAAAATCTTCTACGTTAGCAGGTGGTAGCAATCCACCAATAATAGTTCTTGTTGCAGATGTGTAAGTAGATGATACTCCTAGTGTGTTAAATGCTTTTACTCTTACGTTATAAAGTGAACCATCTACTACGTTTAATATTCTTTGAAATAATCCTTTGCCTTGTCCATGAATAATGTAGTCGGTATCTGTACTTAATTTGTATTCTACTTGGTAGTAATCAACAAAAGAATCAGGCGAAGCACCAATCGTTACATCTAAAGAAGTTATTACAACTCCGTCTGAGTATTCTATTAATTGGTCATCTAAAGTAACTGAAGCTGGTGCAGATACACTATTAGGATTTGGTAAAGTAGTATCAGCTATTGTTGGTGCTTGTGCTTTAGAACTCCAAGTATAGAAGTTGTCTTGATGTTCAATAAGTTTTAATG